TTAGATGCAACACCAAGAGCAAACGCTTTAAAGATAGGGTCTGCAAATACTACATTATGGGTAATATCTTTAATATTATTACACTCAGTAAGAATTAATTGTTTCTGGGTCGGATTTGTATAATTAGGAATTTGTTCATTAATAATTGGATTCTTCGGCACAGTAAATAAATTTACATTATTGAATGAAGTTGAACTCGAATACCTCACTTGATTAAACAGTACTCTACTGTCTTCATTAGGTCTATTAAGTCCTATATCATAGTAATATTTTAATACTTTATTTGTATAGGTATCATTTGAAATTGCCTTTACAGACTGAATAAAACCATTGAAGTTTTTAGTTATAAAAGATTCATAGTCAGTTCCAGTAACTAATCTATTCTGTAAAGAAAATAATTTAGGAGCATTATTTTTAATTTCTGCCGCTGACTCAGCGCTTGAAACAGCTATAGATTCATTTAAGTTGCTAGCTGTTATATAAGCTGTATTTAAAGAGCTAATAAAATTATTATCCTCACTATATATATTTGAACTTATTTCATTGAATGTAGGAGTGTTATATATAATAAAATTACTTCCATTTAAACCGTTAGCAGAAACCTGTCCAGCCACGTCATCAGATTTAATATAATATATTTGAACTATATCATCAGCTTGAAGTTGCTTACCATTTATACCATTTCCGAATTTAAATTCATAATTGCTATTTTCATTATATCTCTTTTCAAACTTTAAGCTACCAGCTGACTCTAAGAATAGAGAAGATGTTTCTGTCCATTCCTGCCAAGTATCTGTATTTCGACTCTTAACAAATATGGTAAATGTATTATCTGCAATAAACTTACTAACTGTATTAAGATCAGGGTTTCTATTAATTATTCTTATAACTTCAAAAGCTTCTCCAATAGATGTATATAGAGGATGTTCAACGATACTTCCTTGATGCAGCATACCATTACTGATAGCTAACTCTTCATTACTCGTAGTTGTTTTCTCAAATGATATGTCTTTAAGCGTAGTATAGCTAACACCATCTTTTGATAAATACGAAAACCGCTTTATACTATATTGACCTACTCCTAGCGAAGATGTACCAGACAAATCTATATTAACAAGTGATGTTTGTCTACCAGTAGGTTTATAACCAATATTAGATACTAGCTTATTTATATTTTCATATAATTCTGCTGTAGTGAATGTAGATTCTGAAGCAGTAGTATTCAAATAAAATAGTAATACATGATACATGTATGCTACTATATCTATGAAAGAGTTTATATTTGAACCTTCAAAATTTTGATCTCTAAAAACCTCTGACTCATTTAATCTATTTATAATTAAAGTCTTTAACGTGGTTGCATCAAAAGTCGCATACGCTTCTTGAGGTAAGTTATATTCTGTAAAATTTTTAACACTCATAATTATGTAAATAGATATCCTTCATTATTTAAGGCTGTTTTTAAAGATAATCCGTAAACGTTCAAAGAAGGTACTGATAGATTTATCTCAATATCATATTCCATTTCATCTATTAAGGCTACAATATCAATATACTCTATCACCACTCTAGGCTCTTGTATAGATAGTCCAGCTAGGATTTTTTGAGCTAAGAAATACGCTTTTGTCTCTGATGCTGTTTCAAATAAATAATCACGTAAATCGAGACCGAAAGTAGGATTCAAAAGCTTCTCACCAGGAGAGGTCGTCATTATATTCTTTAAAGATGTGATAACTGCATCTACATCATATATTGCTTCTAAGTCTTTTATACTGTTTGATCGTAGTAACTCACTGCCTTTTGTACCATATGACGCCTTTAAGTCAAATAGTATATCTTTATACAAGTATCCTGCTTTACGCGCTGTCTCGACTGCTGATGTCGGTTTAACTATATCTAATCTTATAGCCATTTATAATTATTTAATAACAACATCAGGCATACTATATAAAATACGAGTTATAACGAACTAAGATATAATAAGGTATGAAAATTCCGGTTACCTATATTGAAAAAAAAGATGTCACTGTTGAAGTTGCTCCTACAACTTTAACAAAGTATCTTGATGAGTATATAACTAGCTCATTTAATATGCCTGAGGGTGCATTTATATCAAATGTCGATTCTAAACCTTGTTGGGTAAGAGGGGTTTATAGTTCACATGGTCATGACGAATTTGTGCAACCTGCAACAGCAGAAGAAATTAAAATTATGGAAGCTTTAAAAATTGTTAGAAGTTATATTCACAGTAAGCGTGAATTACCAGTTTGCACATGATAGCGCCTTAGCGGTACCTGGTTTAGCAGAAGAACATTTATGTCTAGCCCTGAAAGCCTTGCGCTTTTTAGGGTTAGACTTTTTTATTCTCAAATTTGGATCACCATAATGTACCCGCTTAAGTTTACCATCTGCTCGAACACATCTCATATATTTTTTATTAGATCTAGTAGATGATTGTTGCTTTGTAACTTTTGTACAACGCGACCCTGCTTTTTCTAATAAAATCTCTGCTACTAGTTTATCAAATTCCATATAATTATTTATAATATAGCATAAATAAAGTTATGGGGAAAAAATATTTAACTTTAGTTGAGACATACTTATCTAGATTTGAGAGAGGGGGGTTTCTTGTTGGCGACGTGTTTAAGTTTAATGATAACTTTAAGTCATCTGAAGCTTATAAAAAGCTCGGTTACAATAGTCAAGAGCTTATAGATCAAATGATAGATACTGGTCTACATGTTAGAGTAGTTGGCATAAAGGATACTACTTCTCCAAGATATCCTGGCAATCCTCAAACTTCTTCTGCTGATGTATCTTTAACCCTCGCTGTCGATAATGGCGGCGGTCGTTATACCCATTATGTTAATATCGCTCCAGAGTTAGGTACGTCGGTTTCCTTCTATCCCAACTTACCACCTATTCCTGACGCTATGACGCGTCCAAATAATGTTAACGTAAAGCCTAAAGAACTAGAAACACAAGACCATATATCTAATAAGACAGATAAAGGAGATGGTAAGCTTAGTGATACAAATATCAGTCTAGCTACGGCAAATACAGTTCTCAAATCAAACTCTGTCACAGCAGATCCCGCTGTAAGTGCAAATAATCATGAATACTTAAAAGGTTTAGCAGTTTTTAAATAAATAATAATATGTCCAATCACAAATTAGATGAACAAAAATTAATAGGTGCTTACGATCAAATTCTTGAAGAGGGATTGTTTGATAGATTAAAAGCAAGAGGATCACAAGCTATGGGTGCCGTACAAGGCGCAGGTCAGCAACTTAAAGGCAAATTACAACAAAAAGCAGGTACTGCACTTACTGGTGCTGCTACTGGCGTTGCTCGAGGTCTCGGTATTGATTCTGCTGCTGCTACCGGTAAAGGTACCTTAGCTGCAAAGGGTGCTGATATGGCTGCAGCTGGTGGTAAGAATATGATACAAGGTGCAAGAAAAGGTGATGAAGCAAAATATAGATCTTATATTACTAATTCAGCTAAATCTATTGCTACTGATTTAAAGAAACTCGGTATGGAAGTATCTGATGAAAATCAATTAACACAAGATATTCAAAAAGCTATAACTAAAAATTTAAAACAAGTAACAGCAGGCGGTCAGTTTAGAACTCAGGCTGGCCAAATGGGAGCTAAAGTCGTTTAAGATTTAAATTTCTACAAAAAACTGTAATGATTAATCATTACAGTTTTTTTTGTATACATTTGTTGTGAATATTAAATAATTGTAATGTATCAATATAAATGTACAATACTTGAGGTAATTGATGGTGATACTGTAAAAGTTGATATAGATGTTGGTTTCAATATTTGCATTAAAAATCTTAATATAAGGTTATTAGGTATTGATACTCCTGAAAGTAAAACAACTGATTTAACTGAAAAGGTCTTTGGTTTGGCTAGTAAATCAGTTGTTCAACAGCTATTGCCAGTTGGTAGTAATCAAACTGTACAAACAACAATTGACGATAAGTATGGTAGACTATTAGGCGACTTTTTAATAGACGGTAAGTCGCTATGTCAATTATTAGTAGCTGATGGATATGCCGTTGAGTATAATGGGCAAAATAAATCTGACATAGCTGACTTACATTTATTAAATAGAAAGCGATTGATTAAGGAGAATAAAGTACAGCTTCCTAGCAAAGCTCTAAAGTAATAAAACAAGCAAAGCAATTAATTTCTTTATCGGTTACAAACGAGCTCTTATATAAGTGATCTGCAATAATTGATATCATCTTCTTCTTTCTTAGATCGTCAATATTTTGAGCATAGATATGCTCAAGCAATTCTATAAGAAGATTATCAT